CATACAGATCAATGATGGATTGAACGTATCAGGTACTCTAAGTGCTGATACTATAAACAATAATACGTTAAACACTAACATAATTAATTCCACAGATTCCACTGCTGTACAAGTTAACGATGGATTGAATGTATCAGGCACGTTGAGTGCTGATGTGTTGGATGTTAATGAAATATCATCAGGAGATTCCACAGCGATACAGATCAACGATGGATTGAATGTATCAGGCACGTTGAATGCAAAAACTCTAGTAACCACTAATATCAGTTCAGAAGATTCTACAGCGATTCAAATTAATGGTGGTATTAATGTAACTGGTTCTGTGCGATTAGGAGGACTACAATATCCTACCACAACAGGAGATTTAGGTCAAGTATTGAGCAGCGATGGTGCAGGTTCTGTAACTTGGGCCACATTAACTGGCGGTGGTGCTTCCAATGCAGCAGCGGATTCAGTTACATACACAGGATTCGGCAGTAATAATATTGTTATATCAGATCCCAACATATCTGTAGATCTATCAGGTTTTGTACAATATGGTGCAGTGGATAATTCACAAGCAATTGGAACTTCACGTGGAACATTTGATTCGTTCAGCGCTGCTGATTATGATAGTGCTTTCTATTTTGCAGCCACTTTAAACAATACACTTGGAGAATATGGCACAGCTTCTATATCAGCAGTCACTGATGGTTCTGATGCCTTTGTATCTGCTGGAGGTATGGTTTCTACAGGCACAGGTGGTCAATTGACTTATTCTGCAGGATTAGCTGGTGACACTGTGACTGTTTATGGTACGGGAGCAAGTCCAAATAACACTGCCAGCTATCTAAGAATAGCATTAGGAGATACCACTACCACATCTGTGACCACATCACAAGCTATGGCAATAAAAAATCAGATCACTGTTGCTGCCAGCACTGTGAACAATAACGTAGCTGTGGGAGACACTGTGGGTATTACTACTGTTCCAAAGATTGCAGACCAATTCGCAGGTTACAGTGACAACAGCACTATTACCTATGACAGTGCATTCTATTTTGCAGTAACCAAAAACGAGAACAGTGGAGAATTAGGTACTGCCATGGTATCATTGGTACACGATGGATCAGATGCTTATGTTGCAACACACGGTGTAACCAAAACTGGTACAGAAGGTTCTCAAGTGCAATTCTCTGCATCATTGGCTGATTTAAACAACGATTCTACCTATGAAACTGTGAGATTATATGCTACTGGAGGATCTGATCTAAACTCATTGAAATATTACAGAATAAATTTAGGCAGTGGCACAACAGATTCTGCATTAAGTCAAGCATCGAGTGTACTGGCTGCTGAAGAATACAATAACACTGTGGTAGATGCTAATACACAAGTAGGAGAGATGACCAATGTAGGATTAAATGAAAAAGTTGTAGATACTTTCTCTACTTCTTCTTTAAATAGTGGATTTTATTTTGCTGTTACTCGAGATGAAGTAAATGGTGAAATAGGTACTGCTGAAATTTCTTTATTACACAATGGTACCAATGCGTATGTATCATCAGGTAACGTGGCTCAATCAGGTTCAACCAATCATCAAATGACCTTTGGTGCTGATATTGTTAACAGCAAAGTTAGGTTAGCTGGTACTGGATCTACTAATCTTAACTCAATAAAATATTATAGATTAGGATTGGGTTCTAGCACATCAGCTGGATCTTCTGGCAATACTGCTACTTTGGTTTCTACAGGATTAGGATCAAACACCACAGTATTAGATAGTTGGAGTAAAACATCATATCGAGCAGCAAGATATTATATCAGTTGTACATCTGCTAATGGAGAAGTGAATAATATTGAAGCTCGAGTATTCCATAATGGTACCACAGCCTATGTTAACACATTTAATGATATATATTCAGGCAATAATCCTTTAATACAATTAACTGCTGATATCAGTGGCAGCAATGTGAGATTATTGGCTTCTTGTAATTTTAATACCACTGTGAGAAGTTATAGAATAAGATTGAGTGATTCAGAATCTAGTTCATCGGGCACATATAATAATGTGATTGGATCAACGTCTATATCTTCAACCACAGGTGAAACATTCGATACATTTTCTGCAGTATCTTACAATGGTGCACATTACATAGTTTCAGTATATAATTCTCTATTATCTACAGCATCTGTGTATGATGTATTTGTTGTAACTGATGGTGTAGATGCTTATGTGTCTTCCAACTATGCCTCTTCAGATGATAATGCTCATCTAAACTTTACTGCTTCGTATTCAGGTGGTACTGTAACTGTAAAAGCAGCCACATATAATGGTACCAGCTACACAGTTAATGCTTATAGAACACATTTATTAAGATCAGCAGGTGGATATCGAGTGTTAGATAGCTGGAGTAAATCCACATATAGAAGCGCCAAATATTATATTTCTGCCAGCGCCACAGATACCGGTGAGAAAAATAACTTTGAATTATTAGTTACTCATGATAATACTACTCCTTATATAACTATCTACAATCCTTTATACACAGGCAGCAGTGCTCTAATGGATTTTGATGTAGAAATACAAGCCAGCACTTTCCGATTATTAGCAAAAAACCCTCGAGAGAAAAACTTTACTGTGAGAATGTATCGAGTATTATTGCAAGATTCAGAATCCTCATCTTCAACCACTTATAACAAAGTAGTGGCTGCAACATCGGTAGGATCATCGGCTCAGGCTATTGATACATTTACAGATTCTACTGTGAGTGGAGCTCATTATATTGTTACATCTTATAATTCTGGAGAAGTACAGTCTTCTGTATCAGAAGTATTTGTGGTTACAGATGGCACTGATGCTTATGTTAGCAGCTCGTTCTTATCTACCAAAAACACACCACAATTAACGTTTACAGCAGGATACAGTAGTGGTACAGTGACTCTTTATGCTACCAGTACGGCAGGTAGCAGCACCACAGTGAGTGCTTATAGAACCAACCTATTGAGACAAACTAACTCAGGATTGAATACTATAGATAGCTGGAGTAAAGCATCATTCCGTGGAGCAAAATATATGATTTCTGCGAAAGATACTGACACTGGAGAAGTTACTAACACAGAAGCTCTATTAGTACATGATGGTTCTGTGGCATACGTGATGCCTTATAATCAAAACTCTACAAATACAAACCAAACTCCGTTAATAACTCTATCAGCAGATATCAGTGGAGGCAATGTGAGATTATTGGCTAATGCTCCTACAGCAATCAATTATGATGTAAGAATGTATAGAATAAGATTGAGTGATTCAGAATCTGCCAACACAGGAACATATACTAAAATATTAAATGCTGTGACTGTTACTTCTGATTCTACCACTATTGATACATTCAGTTCTGCCAGCTATATTGCTGCCCACTATGTAGTGGTGGCCTACAGCAGCAATGAAGGCACAGCTTCTATCTATGATGTTTCTGTAGCCACAGAAGGTGTAACTGCTGCACTTTGTAACAGTTATGCTTCTTCTAAATCTGGTCCACAATTAACTTTTGCTGTGGATCATACCAACGGTGTTGTGACGCTGAGTGCTTCTAGCAACAGTGGAGGTAACACCATAGTTAATGCTTATAGAACACAATTGCCTATGCCTACAGCAGCAGATCCATTTAAAACTATAGACTCATGGAGCAAAACTACCTATCGTGGTGCAAAATATTTCATCACAGTATCAGGCACAAACATAGGTCAATATGATGCTCAGGAAGTGGCTGTGATACACAACGGTACTGACGCTTTCAATACTGTGTACAACCTTGTTCAAACAGGCAGCTCATATCCAAATGGCCTAGTAAGTATATCATCAGCTGTCAGTGGCAGTAACGTGATATTAAAAGCAGTGTCTAATGGAGAATCTGCACTTAAAGTGACCATGGTAAGACATAGAACCATAGTGTAATTTTACCAAAAATACAGTTTAAGATTGACACATTTCCATTTTCGTGTTATAAATATAGCTGACACAAGAAAAACACAAACACACACACAGAAAGGAGTTTTTATTATGTCAAACATTAAATCAAAAAGCGGCTACGAAATACGTGCCGATCTATTAGGACTTGCGAAACAAATCGCTGAGTTCAACTACACAATCAAACAAGCCGAGTACGAGTACAGCCTAAAGAAAGATGGTGACCAAGTGGTTGCTGAATTCAAGGCTCCGGTGGTTACTGCGGAAGATATCATTGATACAGCAAAAAAATTCAATGACTTCGTGACCAATGGTCAAAACTACACAGAGCAGGCTCAAGTGTTGGTTGAGAACGTGAAGAAGTTCAATGATAAAGTTCAGGAAAGTTTCAAACCTGAAACCATTCAGAAGAATGTGAAAGAATTTCAAGACAATGTTCAGAAATTCTATTCAGTTTTCACAAACGGTGTAGCTAAAAACTAAATATCCGTAAAAAACGAGACACTGAGCTCGGCAACGGGCTCAGTTCTTAAAAAGAGGTAAGAATAATGTTCCCATACAATGTATGCGAAAATCTTTGGTTAAGTGAAAGAGACAAAAAAGAAACAAAAGTTAAAACAAAAAAAAGATCCGTTAGATATGTGGATTTTAAGTCAGTTGGGTTCGGTATAGGAGAACAACACGACATCCTAACCAGACAACACGAGATCCTGCCAAGAAGATTAGATTTGGTTACTCAGTTGAGAAGAAAAAAAGATTTTTTTTCAGCTGGTACATTGGCATTAACATACTACATAATAATCATGTTAATGACGATGTTTTTGGTTGTTAGTCTTTACTGGATGACCAATTAAACTTATCTTTTAGATAAGTATATCATGTTTAACTTATTAGACTTTCTTCCAAGTCCTAAAGTGGCACAACCATCGTACCCACGTGGTTTTAATAGTGAAGCACACCCCAACGCAGGCAATTTCCAAGAATACAATTACGAATTAGAGTGGATGGAATGCCACTGGAATCATGTATATCAATGTATAGATATGGTCACTGCCTATTGGTATCCATGGATTGATCGCAAAGCTATTCACAATCTTTATCCCGATCTATACAATTAAATCCAATATAGTCTGTAATTTTCCTTTGATGCTTTTATTATTGAGAGTGTTTCTCAATCCTGCATGAAGATTCTTTGGCCAGCATTCAAATGCACACCAAGCATATGAGCTGTGTTCTTCGTTTAATCGTGGAAGGAATTCTTCTGCCACACAGATTACGTATGTATTAAAAAAAAACTTTTGATCATTGCTGGTGAATAATTCTAACGGTATTACTTTTTTAAAGGCAGCAGTCAAACCAATTTCTTCTTGAATTTCTCTTTTTAGTCCTTCGAATGCACTCTCTGTGTATTTGTTTCGTCCGCCCACTAATCCCCACATACCGCGAGTTTTTTCATCATTGCGTTGCAGAAATAGGAATCTTTTAGTGTTTACTGCGTAAAATAACGCACCAGAACATATGATATTATCTTGCATGATTCAATTATAGCACAAGTGTCCACTTGCCTGCAATATAGATACCTTCATAACTCTTAACCCAGTTTGTGCCATTGTATTTGTATTGAATGCCTGTGTTAAGATTGGTAACATATTCCACTGTGGAGTCAAATGCAGATGCGTCCCATACCACACTCCATGAGTTGGTAGTACTATTATATTGTACAATATCGTTGGCCTGAGCATTTAATCCACCTTGCCAATATTGTGTACTATCTCCAATATCTGCTGTAATAAGATATCTTGTACCGTTAGCAGGAGCAACACTAGCATCAAATGTTAGTGGATTTATAATTTTATTCACAGACGGTATTGTATTTGCAGGTATTGTATCACTATCGATATTTAATAGAAGAATAGTCTCATCTAGAGGAGATACTGATATCGTGCCCACTACCTCATTGCCATTTTCTTGTTCTAATTTGACTTGACTTAATCCATTAGTAATTCTTCCATATTGATTTAATAATATGTTCCAGTTTATCGGAGGACCAAATTGTTCAAAAGGATCTAGCGTGGTTTCTGCTCGAGCACCTGTGTAAAATCCATCTCCGCCCGAACCAATGTTGGTACCTGTACTGCCTAATATTCTCAACTGATTGCCTGTTAATAATAGAGCATAGTTGTTAGGAGTTATGTAAGATTTTGATATTAGAGTACCATCTATTAATCCTTCTGAAATACCACCATTATCATCATACACACTCATAATAATTTTTTGTATTACTCCTAATTTAGAAACTTTAACTGGTGGTGACAACCATATAGGCATGCTGAAGCTGATCGACGCCACGTCTATTTCTGTGTCAGCACCCACTGGAATGGTTCTTGAACTGTATGTTATGTCTTTCAACTCGATATAACTCAAGCTGGTCCAATCGATATAGTTGTCACTCTTTTGAATTTCAAAATCTGGATTAAAAAGATACAGAATTTGTTCTAATATCTGTAATTTCATATCTGTATTTGTGGTATAGATATCTGCTTTAACATTTAATCTAAATGGACTCGGCATCACTTTTTCTATGGTATATCCTGCTCCTAGAGTGTTGTCATATTCTCCAGTTGCTTCATTATAATTTCTTTCTTTGAGATGTTGTTTTTCTATATGATAAGGATTTTGCATTCTTTCTCTGTCATAATCTAACGATGTAATATATGCAGCAATTTTTGGTGCTGACTGTAGAGCATTTTCGCTGTTATTTCTAATAATGTTAGCCACTTGACGAGTCATATCTCCATAGGTTACTGGCACTTGTCTTAATTGTACTACACCATCTTTGCCTTTGCCTAATTCAATAGAAAAATTACTCAGTACTCTAATGAACTGAGTTAAAAATTTTCTTATTTGACCGTCGTAAAAATGCAACATTAGTTGTCAGCCTTGGGTTTAAGAGCATTGGACAATGTCTGTCTTTGCTCCACAGTTAATCCATTGATTGTGGTTGTACTGCTGTTATTAACAAAGCCAGTTTTAAATGTATTTCTGGTATTGTTATTAGTTGTGGTCAATCTTACCGAATCTTCTACCTTGATCCATCGTATACCATCGAATCGGAATAATCTATTAGGTAAGAAATCTAATCTTAAGAAATAATCACCTTTGTTAACATTTGATGTTGGGAAACTGGTTCCTGCACCTGCAACATATCCATTAGGTGGTATGCCATCACCGTTGTAGTAGAATCCATAGTGGCTGCTAGCCGGTGTGTCTATCACAGCATTGATAGGTTGGTCTGATGATATTGTTTCTTCCGAATTTGCACCTTCTAATCGTATATTTCCTCGCTCATCTATAGGTGTAACATAAAATTGTTTGTAATTAAATCCTGATTTGGGAGCATCTGCTTCGGCTTGAGCGATAATAGCATCGTTGATTTCTTTCTCTTTGTTATAGGTACTCATGTAACTTGCAAGAGAACCCGCAGTGGTGGCATCTCCTATTATATCTCGGAATTCTTGACTGTCCACTATGGTTTTTAATTTTAATCTTAATAGGTGTGGCCAATATGTGGGTGAAAATCCTTCAGCTGATCTATTCACATCTTCAATAACATAAAATCTTTTTAGAGCAATAGGTATACTAGCATCTAGGCTGTAATCGTCTTTTAAATTGGGAAATTCTACCACATCTCCTGACATGGGTTTTCTACCCAATCTTTCCACCACATCATTTAAATGCACTGTTAGAAATAGTGTGTCGTTTTGTAAAAACATACCAAATTGGCTAAGATTAAAATCCGTATCTTGCACGTTGTAGATACCTCTAATAACATATACGTCTGCATCGTATTTTCTGTCTCTATTTTCTAAGAAAAGCAGATCTTGTATGGTTCTTTCTCCCAGTGTGCTTTCAGCAGGCAATGTGGGACTAGCAGGACCGTCTTTGTTTGTAGCACCCTGATCGTATGTGCCTATGTATTTGTGCAAAAAGATGTCCACTCCGCCCACCTGGAACATCTCATTTATGTTGCGATCAAAGAACCTATAATCGTTGCCCTTTTCCGGCTTGTATATTGATAAACGTGGCATACTAACCATATTTATAGAAAAGACAGCAGCCATAAATATCCATATGTCAGAGTTACAAACAGCACAGCAAGAAGTATTTGAATACGTTAAAACTAACCTAGGCGATGGTATGATTGAGGTGGAATTAGACCCAAAACACTACCAAGTTGCACTGGAAAGAGCTATAAACCGTTTTAGACAAAGATCTAACAATGCTGTAGAAGAGAGCTATTCTTTCTTGGACCTTAAAGAAAATCAAAACAAATACATTCTACCTAAAGAAGTTATTAATGTTAGAGAAATAGCACGATCCACAGTGGGCTCGCGAGGAGATGGTCAAGGAGGAACTCTTTTTGAACCATTTAATCTAGCCTACACTAATACCTATCTTATGCGAGCAGGTGCAGCAGGTGGATTGGCGACTTATTATGCTTTTGCATCTTATCAAGAATTAGTAGGAAAAATGTTTGGTTCTTTTATACAATTTCATTATGACCATGCCACACAAACTTTGACTATAACACAGCGTCCAAGAATTGACACTGAAAGAGTTTTATTACACACAGACAATTACAGACCTGATATTATTTTATTAAATGACATTTATGTGAAACCGTGGGTTAGAGATTATACTCTTGCAGTTTGTAAAGTTATGTTAGGCGAAGCAAGAAGTAAATTTGGAAATATTGCAGGACCACAAGGTGGAACCACTCTAAATGGTGAAACACTAAAACAAGAAGGCATGGCCATGATGGAAAAATTAGATCAAGAAATTATTCTTAATATGGACGGTGGTGAGGCAACTAGTTTTATTATCGGTTAATTCTTTTTATTATCTTTTAATTCTTTAACACTTCAGATTAAATATATCTGATTATGGCTAACACAGGCATTAAAAAAATTCACGATCTAACACTCGACGAGCTAGAAGATCTAGTTACCGCATTGGAAAATATGAGTAGAGTTGCTGATAAACCTGCAATGCAAGAACAAATATTAAACACTGTTAAAAAAACTCAGCAAGAGATTGCAAAAAGATTAAAAAACCTGTAATATACTTACATGCTGATAGGATTAGTAGGATTAATTGGGTCTGGCAAAGACACAGTGGCAGAGTTTTTGGTTAAAGAACACAAATTTCAAAGAGACAGTTTTGCAAAATCATTAAAAGATGCTGTCAGTGCAATATTTGGTTGGGATAGAGAATTATTAGAAGGAGCCACACAAGAGAGCAGAATGTGGAGAGAAAGAATTGATCCTTACTGGAGCAATAAACTCAATAGAGCAGTGACTCCACGATATGTGCTACAATATTGGGGCACAGAAATCATGCGAGGACATTTCCATGACAGCATTTGGATAGATTCTTTTACAGCTCGTTACAAAGGTGGAAAAATAGTGCTCAGCGACACAAGATTTATTAATGAAATAGAAACCATTAGAGCATTAAAAGGCCGAGTCGTGCTCGTTAGACGAGGACCTATACCCACACAACAAGAGATGCAAGAGAGAGCTGTGCATCAGAGCGAGTGGGATTGGATAGGACAACGATTTGATTATGAGATAGATAATTCAGGCAACTTAGAAGATTTAAAAATAAAAGTGGATGATATGATTAGGCATCTACTTCAAGATCCCCAATAGACCAGCCCAACTCTTGCGTGCTTTTTAAACGCTGACAATTAGAACAGATAGTTTTTAAATTATAAATTGATGTATTGTTCCTATTGCCATCCACATGAAACACATCCATTTGTTGCTCATTAACAGCCTTAAATCCACACAACTCACAGCGTGTTTTTTTACGATACCCAGATTGGAACCAACGAGCAGGACCGTTGGTTTTTAAATTCTTACGTTTACGTATACAGGTATCGCATTGACTACGCCAATAGATTTTATTGCCTTTTTTATAGCCATATGCTCTGGGCTTGGATTTACAGGTATTGCATAGGGGTCGTTTCATATGTGTATTTACGTGCCCTATATAGGCACCAAAATTGTCAATATAACGCCGCAAAAACCGTGCAGAACAATAAATACATCAGTTATACTTGCAAGGAGAACTAAAAATGGCATTAACATCACCAGGCGTAGAAGTTACAGTAATAAACGAGAGTTTCTATGTACCATCAGATGCGGGAACAACACCACTAATAATTGTTGCTTCAGCAAAAGACAAATTAAACGGCTCAGGATCGGCTGTAGCAGCAGGCACTAAATCTGCTAACGCAAATTCAGTATATTTGATCTCTTCTCAAAGAGAATTAACAGAGACTTTTGGAGATCCAAAATTCTATACAGATTCAGCAAACAATTCATTGAATGGTTATGAGCTAAACGAATATGGCTTGCAAGCAGCTTATTCATTCTTAGGTATTGCTAACAGAGCTTTTATATTAAGAGCAAACATCAATCTTTCACAATTAATTGGCAGTGCAACTGCTCCGTCAGCTGCTCCAACCAATGGCAGCTATTGGTTTGATTTATCATCAACTGTGCCAGGACTATTTGAATGGTCATCAACTGATCAAGCATTCACTACTATTGATCCAATCTATATCACATCAACAAGTGATCTAGTTGGTTCAGTATCTACAGGTACACCAAAAACAGCAATTGGTTCACAGGGTGATTATGCAATCAATACAACAAACAATGCAAATAAGATTTATTATAAGAATAGTTCTAATGCTTGGGTACAAGTAGGAACTTCTACTTGGTCAGGCGGAACTAAACTATTCCAAACGTCTGCACACTCTAGCAGACCAGAATGGAAAACAGCAGAAAATAATGCTCCAACTGGTTCTGTGTGGTTTAAGACAACCACTCCAAATGCAGGAGCTGATATTATTGTTAAAAAATATAATTCTAGCACAGCTACTTGGTCTGTGGTAAATGCACCTCTATATGCAACCAACCATGCTGCGATCTATGCAATAGATCCTTCAAATGGTGGAACTGGTATATCAGCAGGAACACTTTACACACAATACAACGCAGCAGAGCAATCAACTCTGGGTGCTTTTGACACTACTCCTAAATTGGCTGACTTTACAGTTTTCAAATACGAAGGTGGTGTTACATCAATCACTTCTAAAAACACAACTCCAAGTTTCACTAATGGACATGCAATTAAAATTCAAGAATCATTAAAAGGTCAATCTGCTCTAGACACAGCAAAAACTGTAACTCTAGGCGGAACTGGTGCTGATGATTTTGTTGCAGCAATTAGTGCAGCAGGATTTACAAATATTTCTGCAACTAAACTTTCAACTGGTGCTATTAAAATTACTCATGCACTGGGTGGAGAATTTAGAATGTGGAACGTTTCTGCAGGCACAGCTCTAGCTAATGCAGGTTTTGGAACATCCAACGCACATGATTACGGTTCTTACACAGCAAACTCTGCAACCAAAGTGGACAATTTATATGTTGCTCCAGCAGGTTACACAGAAGATTCTACACAACCAGCAGTGGTTGTTGCTACAAACTGGAAACGTTTGAGCTACACAGCTTCAACATCAGAGCCCAGCAACGAACCAAGCAATGGAACTTTATGGTACAACACCAATTTAGAAGCTGATATCATGGTTCACAACGGAACTGCATGGAAGGGTTATGTACAAGTTTATGCTACAACTGATCCAAATGGACCTCAGTTCTCATCAACTAAACCTACCACACAATCAGATGGTACTGCGTTAGTTGCGAATGATTTATGGATTGATACTTCAGATTTAGAAAACTATCCAAAAATTTACAGATACGACACAACATTGACAGATGGTGCTAATTTCGTATTAATTGATAACACAGATCAAACCACAGAAACTGGTATAGTTTTTGCTGATGCTAGATGGCAAACTGACACTGACAAGGATGATTCATTATCATCTGGTGGTGCAGGCACAGCAAGTTCAATTAAAAATCTTTTAAGTGATGATTTTGTGGATCCAGATTGTCCAAATCCAACGCTATATCCAAAATCAATCTTGTTATTCAACACAAGAAGATCAGGATACAATGTTAAAGAATACAGAAACAGCTACGTAACTACAACTACATATCCAGGTTCTGGATCATCAGGCAAAGGTAACATTAGATACGGTAACGAATCAGTATCTACTTACTTCCCAGACAGATGGGTAACTAAAAATGCCAATAATGACAACGGTTCGGGCACTTTTGGAAGAAAAGCTGTGAGAAAAGTAATTGTTCAACAATTAAAATCAGAAATTGATACTAACCAAGCAATCAGAGAAGATCAAAGAGGATTCAACATTATAGCATGTCCAGGATATCCTGAAGCAATTGCTAACCTAGTTAATCTTAACACTGACAGAAACAATACATCTTTTGTTGTGGGAGATTCTCCAATAAGATTAGCAGGTAATTCAACAGCTATCACTAACTGGGCGAATAACTCAGCAGGTGCATCTGATAACGGAGACGAGGGTCTTGTTACGTCAAGTGATTACCTTGGTGTGTTTTATCCAGCAGGAAGAACCACAGACAACACCGGTAACACAATCGTTGTTCCACCAAGTCATATGATGCTGAGAGTATTAGCTAACAATGACAACGTGGCATTCCCATGGTTTGCTCCAGCTGGTACAAGAAGAGGTATCGTTGACAATGCAACTTCAGTAGGATACATTGACAGTGCTACCGGCGAGTTTGAACAGATTGCTTTGACTGAATCTATCAGAGACAGCATGCACTCTGCTAAAGTAAATCCAATTACTTTCTTTTCAGGCACAGGAATATTAAACTTTGGTAACTTAACTAAAACTTCTGAAAGTTCAGCACTAGATAGAATTAACGTTTCAAGATTAACTGTTTATCTAAGAACACAATTAGACAAAATAGCTAAACCGTTTATATTTGAACCAAATGATTCTTTAACAAGAAATGAAATCAAAGCAGCTATCGAATCATTCTTGTTAGAACTAGTAGGTCAAAGAGCATTATATGACTTCTTAGTGGTGTGCGATGAAACAAACAACACTGCCACAAGGATTGACAGAAATGAACTGTATGTTGACATAGCAATTGAGCCTGTGAAATCAGTTGAGTTTATCTACATACCTTTAAGAATTAAAAACACAGGAGAAATAGCTAACTTGGGAGTTTAATACCCGGTAAATAAAAAGGAACAAAAATATGGCAATCTCAACATTAAGTAAATTTACAGTACCATTAGCAAACGATCAGAGTTCAGCATCACAAGGTTTATTGATGCCAAAACTTCAGTATCGTTTTAGAGTAGTTCTTGAAAACTTCGGTGTATCAACTCCAAGATCAGAATTAACCAAACAAGTTATTGATGTTACCCGACCTAATTTAACTTTTGATGATGTAACACTAGATGTTTACAACTCAAGAATTTATATGGCTGGAAAACACACGTGGGAAGCTATCACATTAAATTTAAGAGACGATGTTAATAACTCAGTTTCTAAATTGGTTGGCGAACAAGTTCAGAAACAATTTGATTTCTTTGAACAAGCATCAGCTGCTTCGGGAATTGATTACAAATTCACTACTAGAATTGAAATGCTAGATGGTGGTAATGGCGCATCTACACCAGGCATATTAGAAACTTGGGAACTTTATGGCTCTTACGTACAATCAGTAAACTACAACACACTAGCTTATGCTACATCTGATCCAGTTACAATCACTTTATCAATCAGATACGACAACGCAGTACAAACTCCACAAGGCACAGGAATTGGCACAGCATTGACAAGAACTATCGGTTCATTAGCAACAGGCGGCGGTATATAATTTTACATTTCGTTTATAGCAAAAGAGGCGCCTTTAACGGCGCTTTTTTTGTGACTATAAATATAGAGTATGCCAAGTATTAATAATTTCTTATCAGGTTTTAGTAACGGTCTTCCAGGCATGAAAGATTATCAACATGCTAGTCGTTTATATCTTGATGATAATTTTAAATTAGCACCAAAAAATAAATTTCTTTTCCATGTAGTATTTGATATTGATAATACTGTTATATCAAGACCATTTACAGATGGCGAAAAATTAGAACTTAACATGTTGGTTAAAACCTGCCAACTACCAAAATACAATTTAAATTACGAAGAAAAATTACAGTATAATAAAAAAACATTTGTAGCTACTAGAATACAATATCAACCAATTAATATATCATTTCACGATGATCAAGCAGATACTGTGAATGCTTTCTGGAAATCCTATTATGAATACAATATAGCAGATTCTGTCACTCTAGGAGGGGCTAATGGTAGTGTTAAAACTCTCAGTAAAGATACCATGTACGAGTCTGGCGAAGGAATTCCTAGACAATTTGGTATGGATAATGCTAAAGGAAGAAAAAAACCATTATTAAGAAGCATACAGATATTTGTACTGCATAGAAAAAAATTTACAGCATTTACTCTAGTTAATCCTGTGATAACATCTTTCAGTCATGATGATCTTGATCAAGCCGATGGTGGTGGAATTATGAGCAATACTATGCAAGTAATGTATGAGACTGTGGTATATAGTGTAGGCAATATATCAAAAGTCGAACCAAGTGGATTTGCAACATTACATTATGATACCGAACCATCTCCTCTTAGTGTATTAGGACGAGGAACAAATTCAATATTTGGTCCTGGAGGAATTGTTGATGGTGTAGGTTCTGTGATAGAGAATTATAAAACAGGCAATTATTTAGGAGCAGTACTTGGAGCAATTAATACATATAACAATGCAAAGAAAATTAAAGCTAAAGATGTTAAAGAAGAATTAAAAGGTATTTCAAAAACAGGAGTACAAGAAATAGGTAAGAATAGTGGCACAATAACTAATCCTGTAGGCAATTTTTCTGTTGGTAGTGCTGCTGTAGTAGCTGCTGGATTAACCATAGCAGGATCTAAAGGAATGATAGATAATAAAAATAAAAAAAATACGGTTATTAATAATCCTGTAATTGATACACAAAATTATTTAAGTCCAACTGAAGCATTTAATTTATTACAAACAAATTTAACTGCAAGAGATCGAGTTGCTGCAGGTATATATTATCAACAAAGTGGTTCTAGAAGAGGATTATCAATTGCTCAAAGTGATATAGAATATGCTTCGTCATCTATTGATGTTAAAAATATTTACAGAAATCGAGCTCTATCAGACATAACTAAATTAGTTAACGAAGGATATATTAAAATTAATAGAACCACAAACGAAGTATCTATTATAGCAGAGAAAGCAGTATTATAATGTCTGAGTTTTATACTAACTTGCCACAAAAAGAAAAAGATCGTTTACAAAAAACTATCGATGCTTTGACAAACACTCAATACGTAGAACCATTTCAATTCAATGCTAACGATTATGATGCTACTGTAGCATTTTTTGTTAAAAGAGGTTTTGATCGACAACCAGCAGAAGAGACTGCTTATATAATATTACAACAAGCAAAAATTGATTCAGTTCCTGTAATGGAAATTTTAGATACATTAGGTAAAGCTGATCCTGTACAAATGAGTGAATTAATAACAATTATTCTTAACACTAATAGATTTAAATCTAGTAGATTGGGTGTAAGAAAAAACAGAGATAGCAAAGACGTAGTTTCAAGAAACATATTAGCCTAATGAAATTTGCAAGAGGAAAATTCGTAATGAAGAATCCTGCCAAGTACGTAGGAACAAAATCTCCAACCTACAGAAGTGGTTGGGAACATTCGTTCATGCGATTATGCGATGAACATCCAAACGTTTATCAGTGGGCAAGCGAATCTATAAAGATACCCTATCGTCATCCTCTTACTGGAAAGTACACAATTTATGTGCCGGATTTTTTTATAGTATATTTGGATAAAGACGGTGGTAAACATGCAGAATTAATAGAAGTAAAGCCTATGAATCAAATTACCATGGCACGTGCTGGTAAAAGTTCTGGAAGACAAACTCAGGTAATTATCAATAGAGCCAAGTGGGAAGCTGCTTCAGCGTATGCTCGACAGAATCGTATCACTTTTCGAGTATTGAGTGAAGAACAATTATTCCACCAGGGCAATCGTAAGTAAATATCAAAGATGACACGCAAATTAGAAGAGATACTCAATTTACCAAATGTTAAAGAAGCATTCTCAAAAGTGGATGCCAAAGAAAAATCTCGAGAAGAAAAAGATAAACCTTCTATACCTAAAAATGTAGATCCTCAAACAGCCAAAGCACTAGAAAAAACCTATCAAGAATTTGATAAGATTGCAGCAGCTCTACCACAAGTTAAAGGATTAGGTGAACTCAGTGATTTAGAATTAGACAAATTGGCCATGGAAGCTGAAGAGAGCTATAAAAATCTAATGGATCTAGGTATGAACGTGGACAGCAGATATTCAGGACGTATTTTTGAGGTTGCTAGCTCTATGTTACGCAATGCTATAGACGCAAAATCGCAAAAAATTGATAAAAAACTACAGATGGTGGAGCTACAACTTAAAAAGTTAAAAATAGATAAAAGCGGCTCAGACGACACTAGCGAACCGGTTGAAAGCGAAGGCATGATCATTAGCGACCGTAATGAGTTAATGAAGAAACTGCTCAAGAAAGACTAAATACTGCATTATGACAGACTTTAAACACTATCTAGCAGAATCAATTAAAGAATACAACTACAAAATTAAAGTAGCTGGTGATTTATGCGAAGATTTTGACTCTAAATTAGAAGCAGCTCTAAGAAAATACGAAGTTAAAACTTTGTCAAAAGGCAAAAAAACTCCTATACAGGAAATGCCATTAGATTTTCCACATTTAAAAAATCAAGCAGTGACTATATTTGAATTAACCACAATGTATCCGGCATCGGTATTTGAAATGAGAGCATTGGTTGCTGACAGCATGAGATTGCACCCTAATCAAATCGTTGTAAGAAAACCTGGTGAGCCCACAGAAGAGTATCAAGAAGAAATGAAAGCCAAAGCTGAAAAAAAATCAGAATTTAAATCTATGTTACAAGATGTAGAATACAAAGATGCTCCTAAAGTGAAAGCTGATGAAGTGTATGGAGATCGAGCTAATCAAAGTTTATTAAAAGAATTATTAAAAGATAGAAAACAAAAAATAGAATTTGCTGCTAAAATTAAAGCGGAGCAGGAAATACAAAAGAATGAAGGTGACAAAAAAAATTCTGGATCACCAATCAAACCAGCACACAAAGGTCCAGTAAAAGGCAACCCAAACCCAGCAGGAAAATAATTTTATGGAAATGATCGATATATTAACACGACTTAAACAGATTCAAGAGAGCAATCCTAGCGTGGATGTTAAAGATGCAATTGCCAGTGTTGCGAAAACCAATGGTGCTGTTGACGAAAAAGCAAAAAATCCATATGCAATTGGAATGGCTGCTGCAATGAAATCTACAGGAGACACTCCTCCTCTTAAAAAATCTACAATCACTAAAGCTCATAACATTGCCAAAGGCATTGAAAAGAATGAGGGAGAAACAGACGAAGGTAATGAATTTTCACAAACAGTACAAAAAGCCAAAGCGGCAGGCATGAAAGCAGGAGACAAATTTAAAGTGGGTGACAAAGAATACACTCTAAAAGATGACAGCAACAATGAAGGCGAAATAGATGAAACCATGACAAAGAAACATTTCCAACATGTTGCAGACACACTGAAACAAATCGAAGACCCAAAAAAACGAGCAGAGTATGCCAAACACCACTCAGCTATATTCCAACATTCTAATCCTCGTTTCGATCATGCAAAATTTATGAAAGCAGCCGGAGTGGATGAAATGGAAGAAGGTCGAGTTAAAGATTGGTTAATGGACCTAGAATCAGATGCAAACGATATGACCAGAGACGAATTCATTAAGAAACACGGACAATCACAAGCTCACGTGTGGGATAAAGTAAACAAAGAAAATAAAGAAAATGAAGGAAAAAAAATGAATGAATCAGTTGTTATCGCCACAGACAATCCAGAAGAAGCAGCGATGATGATGCAATTATTAAAATTAGCAGGAGTACAACCAGTTGATCAAGACATGATCAATCCTCAATCAGCACAAGAGCCAGAAGTACAAGCAGATGAAGATTATGCTAACACTCCAAAAGAAAAATACAGCGACATCAAAGCAGCAGTACCAAATGGCACAGATTTAAATCGTGAAAAAGGTGCTTATGTTAAAGCAGCCGGTGGAGACAATCCTATGGCAATTAAAATGGGAGAATCTGAAATTACAGAAGAACAATTATCCAACAGCCTAAGAGCTCAATATGAGAGTTTCAAGCAAACATATCAAGAAGCTGCTAACGCTAAACCAGATTTCTTAGATATGGACAAAGATGGCAATAAAACAGAGCCCATGAAGAAAGCTCTCAAAGACAAAGAAATGAAAGGTAAATAATTCATATGGCAACAGTAACAAGAGTAACAGGGGTACAAGCACAAGCAGGAAACCTATATCAGGTGAATGCTAATCTTTTTTTACTGACAGTAAAAAAAACAGATGGTAATGCAATCGATCTAAGAACTGAAGACGAGTCAACTGCTGGAGCCACAAACATCGATGGTGCCGTAGAAATGATTCTAAAAGAGCTTAATCCTTTGGCTTATTTTATTACCAATTCAAGTGCAGGTACGATTCATTTAGCAATGGATAAAAATGCCACTGCTGCAGATATACAAACACGAGTGAGAAGAATTGGTTTAAATCCAAACGATGACGGCTCAACCGTGCTTGGAGTTACAGGTGTTGATGTAAGTGGATCTACTGTCACAGCAGCCACATCATTTACGGTAGCTTAGTTTTTACCAAACATTCATTATCTATATAGAACGTGTTGCTATTTTACACTTAAATAATAGTCATGGCGTACATATCGTTAGATTCAGATCAGATAAAAAAAGCTCACAAGAAGCACAAGTACACCACTGATCAAGTATTAAGATTAGAGCAATGCATGGATCCTAAAACAGGTCCTCTTTTCTTCATGAAGGAATTCATGAGAATCCAGCATCCTACCAAAGGAGAGATGCGATTTGAACCATATCCATATCAAGAAAGATTAATAGAAAGCTATAATAGTCACAGATTTAGCATTGCCATGCTGCCACGACAAACAGGCAAGACCACTTGTGCGTCTGGCTATCTACTGTGGTATGCCATGTTCAAACCCGATTCACAGATACTGATTGCGGCACACAAATATCAAGGAGCATCAGACATTATGTCAAGGGTGCGATATGCTTATGAAATGTTGCCATCGTGGATCAAGGCAGGTGTTACGCAATACAACAGAAATTCCATAGAGTTTGACAATGGTTCTAAAATTATGGCAACCACTACCACAGAAAACACAGGTAGAGGTATGTCACTTTCTTTGATATATTGCGATGAGTTTGCATTCGTGCAACCGCCCGAGAAAGCCAAAGAATTCTGGACTTCATTATCTCCTACATTGTCCACAGGAGGAAAATGTTTAATCACTTCCACACCCAACTCAGACGAGGATCAGTTCGCTTTGATTTGGAAAGAAGCCTTAAAAAGATATGATGACTATGGTAACGATAACACCGTAGGAACCAATGGTTTCTATGCTATGAAAGCTCACTGGTCAGAACATCCAGATCGAGATGAAAAATGGGCCGAGCAAGAAAAAAGTAGAATTGGAGAAGAAAGATTTCGTCGAGAGCACGAGTGCGAATTCTTAATCTTTGATGAAACATTAATCTCTAGTATAAAATTAGTGGAGTTAGAAGGCAAAGATCCATTGATTAATATGGGACAAGTGCGTTGGTGGAAAACACCCACACC